TCTTTCCCAAAATAGGATAGTGCAATGTGCCCCAAGAGTGGTACCAACCGAGCTAACGCAAGCTGCGTGCAAGTAAACCCTGGAAAGAAACTTTCATCCACGGCTTTCCGACCCACAAACAACAGGAATTCCAAACCGCCAACCACACAGGCTGACGCCTTCCAACCCCAACGCTTGCCCACATAGTACCGCACCACTTCCTCAATTACAGGAGAGATGATGGCTGTCATAAGACTGTTTCGCAGTCCAGTGCAACTTTCCTGATACATAGTCTGCGAAAAGGCACCGCATAGAACGCTTCCGGGCACTAGGCCTGCAAACAGGGGCACCTTTGCCAATGAAGAGACAAACATAGTGCTATCTCTCCTCCATTTGGCAACGTAATCATCCCAAGATGGAAAACCGCGCTCTGGCATCCACTCATCTAAATGAAGTTCAACCACGCAGTCTCTGAAAATTGGGTCCCAGTGGTCAAAGAATTCTCTTCCATGGAAGAACAATTCCCAATGTGCACTAAACAAACAATTAACACAATGGGCTTTGGGTGAGAGAACTTTCGACTTAACCCACACAGATAATTGCTTCTTGATAGTTTCTATCTCAATGGGACAAACGTGACAGCCCACCTCTGGTTCCCATCGCCACTTCCGCTTCAAAAATGAGACCTCTCCGATCGGAATATATGGGACACTCTCAGTCTTCTTGTCTGCCATTGTATACTTAACGCCAATTCCACTGAGAACTTCACTGATGGCTGTGTGATTAAACCAAGGAGCGCTCGCCGACACACCTGCTGAGTTGTCATCACCATACGTCATGAGAGCCACATTCTTCTTGAACGATCTAACCTCTTTAGCAGGGTTAAGATGAAAATATGCATATCTCATATACAGACTATTGACAATTCCATTCAAGATGACTGTCAACGGCCAGCCTGATGGATTCGTTCCAAGGAAACGTATGAGATCTCCAAAGAAGTCACAGACGGGAAAGTTCACGTCAGCGCAAATACCTGACAAGATTTTCAAATCATCTGCTGTGAATGCTCCTGAAGCAACGCAAATAATCAAAATTAAATTGAGTGCAGCACGCACCACCTGTGCAGCCATCTTCTTATCAAAGGCCGAATAATCCCCTGCTACTAGACGATCCGTACCAAATTGAGTCAGATAACGGTATATTTCCTCCCACTCTTGCGATTGCGCTGCTGTACCCGGTCCTGCCTCAAATAAAAATTTGTTGTTCTGAACTAGCCTAACGAAAGGGAGCAAAATTTTACGCACTAACAATGTGAAATCAACTGGTGCAGCCACAAACACACGCGTTTTCCCAACCTTAGCCTTCTCCTCAGACACCGGTTCATCTTTTAACTGGGCACAAAAAACTGGATGCGCACATCTCCCATCCAAATATGTCCTAACCAGATCATCAACTCGATCATATAGTTCAGGTTTCATGTCCCAAATTGTGTCGTATTTCAAATCCCGTTCTTCTATGGTGGGCGAGCGCTGGCTGAGAAGAAAGGTCTTTGGAAGTCGCCAAGGAAAACCGCAGCTAGTGCTCTTGTTGATGGGATCAATATAAGCCACACCTGGACAACCATTTATAGCTACCTCCCACGACAATGGTTCCATATTCCTCAATTCCACCTTGTCGATTTCCGAAAGAATCTCGTTGGCAAAACAGTAGACACATGAATCTAACACCTCCTGATCCAAACAACATTGGGCTGCCACACTATCCAATAAAGCAATTCTCTTTGGTCTCCACGTCGAAAGATCGGGTGCACACTTATTCGACACAAAATCATGCCTCTTGAAAAAAGAGAACATCGGAGACTGCTCAACATCAGATGTGTGCGACGATCTAAAACCATTAAGCGAACCAAAAACCTCAAGTTCGCCCAACTCTTTGATAAATCGTACTGGTGATTTTGGATGGAGATCCACCATTGTGTATTTGGCAGATGGTGCTGAAAGTGTCACAGATCCAGCCTCAGGTACTGGCGGCAATTGTGGAACCAACCTAGCAACAATGTCGCACCCTTGCTTCACACACAATGAGACACTTCGCTCCCTTAGCTCAGCTATTGCTTGCTCATAAAATTCTCTACAAACGACACTAGCAACACAATAATTATTCTCTCGTGCACCCCCAAAGTGTGTTCCGCCCAGCGCTGGGCCTGTTGGTGTCTCTAGAACTAAATGCATTCCACAATTCCCACACGCTGTTTCGGAATCTGCAAAACCAAACCATGCGTCTATCACCTTAGTCTTAACATCAGGGTCTGCAACTCGCCCGCGTCTAAGACAATCAAACTTCACGAAGGAATTACTTCCATCTTCTTCCCTCCGTATGTAAAATCCTGGTGATGGGAGTGCATGGGCTACCCCAATGAGATATTTAGACAAATCCTTTGATGGAGCCAAACCATCAAGTCTTATCAGGCAAAAATCAGAGTTCGGTCTCTTGTACACCTGGTAAGGCACTACTTTCATTTCCCGATCACCTGAAACCCCTTCTTGATTGCAAGTTCTACAAATCCTAATATTGAAAGGTTTATCAGGTATACAATGGGCAGAAGCAATGAGATATCCTTGGCAAAGTAGACCCCTACTCGTTGCCACCGCTGACCCTTCAATGGTGCCAGGTGTGCAGCGAATCAAAACTGAAGAATTTTCCACCATCTGTATGAAACTCATCATGTTGGTCCCTTTCATACATGCTGAGTTAGAGGAAATGTCAATTTTGGCAGTGGGAAAATCGTCTTTCTTCCAAACGCTTTCACATTCCCGCTCATTCTTCTTGGGGATACTGAACGGCATGCCTTGTTCGTGGAAGCGTTGAAAGAGATAGTCGAATTGCTTGTCACGCTCCTCACTCTTCACACTCCCACCCTGCATTCTCCGGTACAGCATGAAAGCTGTCAAGGCTACACCTGCTGCAGCACCAACCTTTATTATGAACGAATTATCTGTCAGCGCCTGCTTCATTCGCTCTCCCGCCTGCCCTAACCTTATCTTCATTGCCTCCAACTCTGTGCACAGATTA